AGACGGCGCGGAAGGCGTTCCTGCGGCTGCGGTCCTTCTTCGAGAATGAGCGGCTGTACCCGGAGCTGGCAGCGCTTGTCGCGCCGAGTGGGGTGCGGCAGACGAACGGCCAGGAGGCCATCGTCCTGACCAACGGCGGTTCGGTGGAGTTCGTCGCCCGGTCTCGCGGTTCGGGTCGTGGCTTCACGGTCGACGACCTGGTCTTGGATGAGGCGCAGGAGCTGACGGACGAGCAGCTCGAGGCGTTGCTGCCGACGATCTCCGCGGCGCCGTCCGGCGACCCACAGATCATCATGACGGGCACGCCTCCTCCGCCGAACGCCGATGGTGCACCGTTCAAGCGGATGCGGATGGCGGGCGTTGAGGGCAAGGATCGTCGTTTGTCGTGGCACGAGTGGTCCCCGGAGCATGCACCCGACCCGTCCGACCGTGAGGCGCTACTCGCGGCGGCGGCGAACACGAACCCGGCGCTCGGCCGTCGACTGCAGATGCAGGTGATCGAGGACGAGCTTGCGCAGATGTCGTTCGAGGGTTTCATGCGTGAGCGGTGCGGGGCGTGGGACTCGAGCGCGCTGGGCGGCGTGATCGATTTCCCGACTTGGCTGGGTCTTGCGGTCCCGGCGTCGGATGCTCCTCAGTCCGGGACGTTGGCTTACGCCGTGAAGTTCTCGGTCGACGGGGAGCGCGTGGGTTGCGCGGTGGCGTTGCGTCCGGAGGGCGGCCCCGTGCATGTCGAGGCTCTTGGTGTGGCTGCCTTGGCGGATGGGACCGAGTCGCTGGTCGATTGGCTGGCGGAGCGCTGGCGGAAGGCGTCGGTCATCGTGCTCGACGGCAAGGCGGGCGCGGGCGACTTGGCGAACGAATTGATCGAGGCGGGTGTGCCTCGGCGGCGGGTCCACCTGGTGTCTGTGGACGAGGCGATCACCGCACATTCGGGCTTCCTGCGCGCGGTGCAGGCGCGTGAGGTGACACATCTCGCGCAGCCGGGTCTCGACGGTCAGGTTCGAGTGGCCGGCAAGCGGAAGATCGGCAACGCGGGCGGCTGGGGGTGGCAGCCGGTGGTCCCTGGTGGCGATGTGACGGCGCTCGATGCGGTGACGTTGGCGCGGCATGCGGTGACGACGACTACTCGACGCAGGGCCGGAACCGGGGAGGTGGTGATCGCGTGACGACGCTCGAGGACGAGACCTATGTCGACGACCTGACGTCGATCGCGCGTGATGCCATCTGGGGTGCTTGGCGGTCCCGTGCGGGGCGGATGGCGACGCTGCGGCGCCGGCAGGACTACGCGAACGGACGCGGGGGCATCCCGGACGTCGATTCGGACGCGTCGGAGGAGCTCCGGGATCTCGCGAAGATCTCCCGCCTGAACATGTGCGGCGTGGTCGTCAAGACCTTCGCTCGCGGGCTCTCCGTTGTTGGCTTCCGGTCGCCGACGGAGACGGATGACGACCCGGCGTGGTCGTGGTGGCAGAAGCACCGCCTGGACGCCCGTCAGGGGCAGGTGCATCGGATGGCTCCGACGTACGGTGAGTGCTTCGTGTCGGTCCTTCCGGATGACCGGGTGGGTGATCCGGCGAGACCGGTGATCTGGTCGCCGCTCTCAGCCCATGTTGAGTACGGCGAGCCGGATGACGTGTTCCCTGAGCGGGCGACGTTGATTCGGCGCACCGCCGAGGGCTGGTCGGTACTCCTTGTGGATGAGCGCACGGTCACCCCTGGTCTGATCCGGAAGGCGCCGAAGGACTCGACGCAGCTGCAGGTTGACGGGGTTCGCGAGCAGGACATCGAGATCACCGGTGACGCCTGGGAGCATGGCGCGATCTACGAAGGTGTGCCGGTGTGCCCGGTCGTCCGTTTCGTAGATGAGACGTCCGATGAGGGCGCTCGGGCGCAGGGCGTTGTCGAGCCGATCATCGACCTGAACCGCGCGATGAACCAGGTGAACTTCGACAGGCTCGTGGTCGCCCGGTATGGGGCTCACGACCAGAAGCTGATCATCGGGTGGACGGCCCCGAAGGACCGGTTGATCAAGCTCTCGGCTGCGCACATCGGTGCGATCGACGAGCACCCGGACGACGTGCGGGTGGAGCGGTGGCAGGGTTCGCCGCTGGCCCCGTACAACGAGCTCGTCCGGGAGATGCGGGAGCAGGTCGCGCTCGAGGCGGCGATCCCGCTGTGGGCTGCGGGTTCCATCTCGAACGTGTCAACGGACACCGCGGCGATGATCGAGGCCGCGCACCAGCGCGAGCTGCAGCTCAAGCGCGAGTCCTACGGGGAGTCGTGGGAGCAGGTGATCCGCCTCGGCGTGGCGATGAGCGGCGATCCTGAGCCGTCGGCTGAGGCCGAAGCGGTGTGGCGTGAGACGCAGGCGCGCGCGTTCGGGGCTGTCGTGGATGGCATCACGAAGCTCGCGGCGATCCCGGCGGGCTCGGAGGGTGTTCCGGTTGAGGACATGCTCGACCTCATCCCGGGGATGTCGCAGCAGCGGATCACGGCGATCCGAGATGGGATCCGCCGCCGTCGCTCATCGGCCACGGTCGCGGCTCTGATCGGTGCGGCGCAGGGTGGTGACGGTGGTCTCGTCGGCTGATGCCGCCCGGCTTCGGCAGGCTCAGATCGGCGTGCGACGTCTGGTTGAGCGCGATCTGGCCGAGTTCTTCGGTTCGCTGAACCTTGGCCGCCCGGAGGCCGCGCGGGATGCGCTGCTCGGGTTCGTCCCAGTGCTGGTGGCGCAGTACGGGGAATCGGCGGCTTCCGTCGCTGCTGACTGGTACGACGACGTCCGTGCCTCCGAGCGTGTCCCGGGCCGCTTCCGGGCACTGATGCAGGAATCGCCCTATCAGTCGGCTGTGACGGACACGGTGCGCCGGGCTGCGGGCGCCTTGTTCTCTGACAACCCGGGCGCGACGCTGCTCGCTCTGTCCGCGACGACAGGTAAGTACGCGCTCGCCGCCGGCCGGGAAACCATCACGGCGTCGACGGCCAGGGATCCGCGCGCGTCTGGTTGGCAGCGAGTGACGCGCGGCGGTGCCTGCGGGTTCTGCCGAATGCTCGCTGGCCGCGGTGCCGTGTACCGCGACGGGACCGCACATTTCGCGTCGCACGGTGACTGCAACTGCGCTGCGGTCCCGTCATGGGACCCGGACGCCCCGGAGGTTGACGTCACCCTCTACAGGGCGTCGCAGCGCACGACGAACATGACGCCGGCTCAGCGCGAACGCCACAACGCACTCATCGAGCGCGCGATTGGCGAGTACGCGCACTGATGCTCCCCCGCCGACTGGCGGGGTTACGCCGACAGCAGGCGGTCAACTGCTGGTGCAGGAGGTCGGCATGGCCGACGAGGGAACGCCCATTGAGGGCGGCGCGAAGACCGGCCCTGACGGTGCCGAGGAGTTCAAGCCGATCACGTCCCAGGACGAGTTTGATCAGCGCCTCGCGAAGCGTCTTGAGCGTGAGCGGGCGAAGTTCGCGGACTACGACGCGATCAAGACGAAGGCAGCTGAGTTCGACAAGGTCGCCGAGGCCAACAAGACCGAGCTGCAGAAGGCCCTCGAGCGCGCAGAAGCGGCCGAGAAGAAGGCCGCCGAGTTCGAGGCCAAGCAGCAGCACGCGAAGTGGGCCGAGGAGATCACGAAGGACTCCGGCGTGCCCGCCGCTGCGCTGCGCGGATCGACCCGCGAGGAGCTCGAGGAGCACTTCAAGGTGCTCAAGGACCTCGTGAAGCCGACGTCGCGAACGCGGACGGCTACCCCGATCGGCAAGCCGGCTCCCCATGAAGGGGAGAAGGGCCGAGCCGCTGCCGCGCTGCGCGATCTGCGCCGCGGCTAACAAGACTCCCGCGAGGAACGGCCTCGGCGGGTAGACCAGGAAGGAGTCCGTCATGGCGGACATCACCCGTGCCGAGGTCGCCTCGCTCATCGGCGAGGAGTACGGCCCGACGCTCATCAGGGCCGCGACGCAGGGCTCCACGGCCCTCGCCGCGTTCCCCACCGTGAACATGGGGACGAAGACCACCAACATGCCCGTGCTCGCCACCATCCCGGAGGCGGACTGGGTTGGTGACACCGACAACACCGGCGTGAAGCCCACCTCGCAGGCGACCTGGGCGAACAAGACCCTCGTCGCCGAGGAGGTCGCGGTCATCCTCCCCATCCACGAGAACACGCTCGACGACGCGAGCGAGGACATCCTCGCCGAGCTCGCCGCTCTCGGTGGGCAGGCGATCGGGAAGAAGCTGGACCAGGCCGTGTTCTTCGGCGTGGACAAGCCGACGACGTGGACCTCGCTCGACCTGTTCGCTGCGGCTACGGCGGCCGGCAACCTCGTGGCCGCGGTCGATGGCGCGGCAAACACGTCTGACGTCTACGGTGCGGCGCTGCAGGTGGCGTCGATGGTCGCGGACGACGGCTTCGACGTGGACACGCTCATCGCGAAGCGCTCGCTGCGGTTCACGATGGCGAACCTGCGCGACGCGAACGGTCGTCTCGCTCTGGATGGCGAGACGATCGTCGGGTTCGACACGTACTGGAACCGGAACGGTGCGTGGGTTCCGGCCGACGCGACCGCCATCGTGGCAGACCGTTCCACGGTGCGTATCGGCATCCGACAGGACGTCACGGTGAAGTACCTCGACCAGGCCACGCTCACCGGCGTGGGCAACCTCGCCGAGAAGGACATGGTCGCACTGCGGTTCAAGGCGCGGTTCGCCTACGTCCTGGGCAACCCCGCCACCCCGGAGACGGGTGTCGCGACGTACGGCGTCGGTGCGGTCACGCCCGACGTGACGGCCTGATGGCGGTCACCTACGTCCACACCAACGGGCGGGCGGTGACGGTCGGCGACGACTCGCGCGCCGCTCGCCTGATGGCGAAGGACGGTTCGTGGAGCAAGACCGAGGCGAAGGAGGGCGGCCGTGGCACTGGCAACGGTGGACGACGTCGAGCAGCGTCTCGGAAGACCTCTGACGCAGACGGAGACGACCAGGGCTGAGGGGCTGCTGCCGGAGGCGTCGGCGCTCGTGATCGGGTACCTCGGGTGCGACCCGACCGACACGAGCGTCGCGCCTCCGGTGGTCCCGGAAGGTGTCGTGATCGTCGTCTCGCGACTGGTCGCGCGCGTGCTCGAGCGGGACGGGGCAGCCCCGGATTCCCTGGGTGCTGAGTCGGTCACGAACACGGTCGGACCGTTCGGTCGGACGCTGAACTTCGGCTCCGGGACGACGTCGGGCGGACCGTGGATCGCGGGGTCTGACAAGACGGCCCTGCGCCCGTACATGTGTGGTGGCGGGTTTGTGTCCATCGGGATCTCGTCGGGCCGAACCGGTCGCTACCGCCGGGAATCGTGATGGCCGGCGAGATCGTCACCCGCATCCGGGCGGGTGCGCAGACCGGTGTGGACCGGTACGGGAACCCGGTGTACGGCCCGGAGACGGAGCTCGACATCCCGGGAGCGTTCGTCGACCCGGGGACGAGTAATGAGCCGGTGATCGTGGACGGTGAGCCGGTGGTGACGTCCCCGACAGTGTACTTCCCGGGCGCGTGGCCGGATGTTCGCGAGGACGACCGGTTGCGGGTCCGCGGGAAGGTCTTCCACGCCGACGGCACGCCGCCGGACTGGCGGGACCCGTGGGGCTCGAGCCTCGGGGGTCTCGTCGTGAAGATCACTCTCGCGGAGGGGTCCTGATGGCCCGCCCGAGGGTGGTCCTCGACCGCTCCGGGGTCCGTGCGCTGCTTCGCGACGCGGGGGTGCGGGCCGAGCTCGCTCGCCACATGGACCGTGTCGTCACTGTTGCCCGCGCGAACGCGCCGGTGGATACCGGTGAGTACCGGGACAGCATCCGTCGTCAGTCGGTGACTACGGATCGTGCGGTTGAGCGGGTGGTGTCGTCAGATCCGAAGGCTCTCATCGTGGAGTCGCGCACGGGCAATCTTGTGCGGGCGTTCGGCGTCGTCGGAGGTGACTGATGCCTGGTGTTGTGTGGCCCGACGTTGAGGCGTTCGCGGTCGGGTACCTGTCCGGTGCCCTGGCGACGCGTCCGGAGCCTTTCGCCGCGTCTGTGGCGGTCCGAAACCGGATCCCGAGGGAGCGCGACGGCGACAACTGGCCCTCGTCGAAGCGCCTCGTCGTCATCCGCGATGACGGCGGTGCGGGTCTTGGTGACATCCGCGGCCTTGCGCGTCTGGGCGTGCAGGTGTGGGCCGAGAACGAAGCGACCGCGTCGGACCTTGCGAACCTCATCGTGGGGCTCGTGGGCGCTGCGGAGGGCTCAGGCCCTGTGCGGCGATCAACGGTGTCCCGACCGTACAGCGTGCCCGACGACAACGGACGCTGGAAGCAGTACCTGACGTGCGAGTGGACCATCCGCGGCACGTCTCTCTGATCGTCCGTCGCGCGCACGCCGGATGCCACAACCAGACGGTCTAGCGCCGTCACTCACCCCTGAGAAGGAGAGCCGTCATGGCGCTTGACTCTGACAACGTGCGCGTCGCAGTGACCGGGGCGGTGTCGATGGGCGCGGTCGGTGCGACCGCCCCTGTGGACGCCGACACGACCCTCGGTTCCGGCTGGTCTGATCTCGGTTACGTCGGCGAGGACGGCGTAACCGAGGCCCGCGACCGGTCGTCCAACACGATCCGCGGGTGGCAGAACGGTGACGTCCTCCGTGAGGTCGTCACCGAGTCGTCCCTCACCTACAACCTGGTGCTCGCGGAGACGAAGCGGGAGACCGTCGAGCTGTACTACGGCAACACCGTGGACACGGCGGACGGCTCCATCCCCATCGTGCCCGCGAAGACCGGAGGCCGGCGGGCGTTCGTCCTCGATGTGATCGACGGCGACGAGTTCATCCGCGCCTACGTGCCCTCGGGTGAGGTCACGGAGGTAGGCGACCAGGTGTACTCGAACGGCGAGCTCGTGGGCTACGAGGTGACGATCACCGCGTACCCGACGCCGGCCATCCAGGACGCTGACGGCAACAACGCGTCCGCGATGAAGTGGTACTCGTCGCTGGTCACGACTCCCTGATGAACCACCGGCCCGGGGGTCTGCGCGGATACCCCGGGCCGGTGCTCCACCCGATCCGCGCATCCCATCCGCGCACCAGAGAAGGGCACGCGCATGCCTCCCGCACGTAGGACCCCGCAGGACCGGAAGCCGAAGGCTAAGCCCGGTGAGTACACGTTCGATCACGACGGCAAGGCGTACGTCATCCCGCCGCCATCGGATGCGCTCGCGGACATCCCCGGGCGGGCGTTCCGGGATGCCCTCCTGAACGGTGAAGACGGCCAACTCCGGTTCGCGTTCGTGTGCCTCGAGAAGGTGACGGCCGACGCCGCAGTGCTGGACGCCCTGTACTCGAAGCCAGCCCCCGAGATGCTCGAGATCGTGGGCGCATGGTTCCAGTCGGCTGACCTGTCGGGGGCGACGCTCCCCCAATCGTGACGCTCCTCGATCTTGCTGAGCAGCATCGAGGGGCCTTCGAGTACGACTGGCGGGCACGGTTCCACACCCGATTCGACCTTCCCGGTGACATGTCCTGGGGAGAGGTATGGCGGCTGACGCAGATCCTCGTCACGGACCCGTCATCGCACCTCGCGGCATCTGTCGCCGGCTGGGACTTCCCGGTCGAACGAGGCTGGCTGGTTGCCGCCGACATGTACGACGCGTTCGTCTCGGCGAACACGCCGAAGGGACGCAAGACGAAGCCCTACCCGCGCCCGTGGCAGTCGAAGGATCGGAACCGGTTCGGCAGGGCGACCCGCCCGCAGCACGAGATCTTCGCGGCACTCCGCGCGCGCGGGCATGGCCGGATCCTGCACAAGCGGGACCGCGACGGGCGCCTGCGAGATGAGCGCGGCCGGTTCGTGAAGGCGTAACTACACAGTGAGGGCGGTGAGCCGTGGCCGAGGTTGCTTCCGCCTATGTGAGCCTCATGCCGTCGTTCCGTGGGGGCGCCGCGGCGATCTCCAAGGAGATCGACGGGCCGATCTCCAAGGCCGGCCAGGACGGCGGCAAGCGGTTCGGCGGCGGCATGGCGGCTGGCATCGGCGGGATGGCGCGATCGATCTTCGCGCCGCTCGCCGCGGCAGCAGCGGGCGTCTCCCTGGTGGGGTTCTTCAAGGACGCCATCGGGGGGGCGTCCGATCTGCAGGAGTCCACCACGAAGATCGCGGCCATCTTCGGGGACGCGTCAGCCGCGGTTCAGGACTTCGCGGGGCAGGGCGCGAAGACCCTCGGCCAGACGCGCCTTGACGTCCTCAACGCCTCGGCCACGTTCGGGACGTTCGGGAAGGCGGCTGGGCTAGCGGGGAACGACCTGGCGGGGTTCTCCACTGGCTTCGCGTCGCTGTCCACGGACCTGGCGTCGTTTTACAACACCAGCCCCGAAGAGGCGGTGGAGGCGATCGGCGCCGCCCTTCGAGGCGAGGCGGAGCCTATCCGCAAGTACGGGGTCCTGCTGGACGATGCGACGCTCCGGCAGGAGGCGCTCGCCCTGGGTCTCGTGAAGACCACCAAGGACGCGCTCACGCCTCAGCAGCGGGTCCTCGCGGCACAGTCGGCCATCTACAAGCAGACGGCCGACGCGCAGGGCGACTTCTCCCGGACGTCCGGCGGGCTGGCGAACCAGC